TGGACGGAACCCTGCCCGACAAGTGGCTGTATATCCCCGCCCTGCTGACCGACAACCCCTTCATCCCCTCCAGCTTCAAGGAGAGCCTACAGGAACTCAAACGTATCAACCCGGTGAAATACCAGCGCTATGTTGAGGGTGATTGGGAGGTCCAGGACGTGATTGACGGGGCATTCTGGAAGTCGTTTAGCTATGAATTGCACGTGAAGCCCCTGCAAATTGCGCTGGAATTACCCCTGCATATCAGCTTTGATGAGAACGTAAACCCCTACCCGGCATTGAGTATCTGGCAGATCGAGGGGAAGAATGCAAGGCAGCTGCACGAAATATGTCTGAGGCATCCCGAAAACAAGCTAATCAAAGTAGCCAGGGAGTTCGTTCGGTGGGCGCGGGCACAGAACTGGAACAACAAAGTATATATATATGGGGACGCTACGAGTCAGAAGGAGGACGCTAAGCTAGTGGCGGGACACAACTATTTTACTATGCTGAGGAATGAGATTGAACCCCACTTCCGTTGTCAGATCCGCAAACCCACCCGGAACCCGCCTGTTGCCCTTAGCGCGGACTTCATCAATTCGATCTACGAGATGAATTACGATGGGATAAGCATTGCGATAGACGAGTCCTGCAATGATAGCATTAAGGACTATACCACCGTACAAGAGGCCCCGGACGGCACGATGATCAAGAAAAAGACCAATGGTGTGGAGCTGACAGGGCATTGTAGTGACAACAAGCGCTACCTTTTAACCGAGGTATTCAAAGGCTCATTCCACAGATACCAGAGGGGCACGTCCGTCACGGATTATACGTTGGCGCCTGTCAGGCAGAGGACGTATTGATAACACCCGCCACGCTTCTGCATTGCAAGCGCACCCGGGCGGGTTTTTTTTTGCCTATTTTTGCATTTCAAATTATTTATTTTAACTTTGCCGATATATAAAGCCGGAATTTATGTTTAATTGGTTAAATTATGACTACAACGATTAAAGAAAACGGATGTTTAATAATTACCGCTGAAACCGAAATCGAGAGTTATGCTTTACAGAAATGGTACGGACATTGGCCAAAATTTGATGGCAAGGGCCCTCACATAGGCATAGAGACGCTCAGTACCAAAAATGAGGATGACAAAAACAAATCTAACTGAGTTATGGCAAAAATAAAGGACCGAAAACAGGTTGCTGAAAAAGCGGGAATACTAATCGATGAATACAAAGAACACATTCAAAAATTGGTATTAAAAGGGCATCAATTCAATATGATCCAAAACATAGGAACAAAAGAAACACCTGGATTTGGTGGTGCTTTTATGAACCGCGCACCTACCGGAGAAGAAATTATCACTATTTGTGTATTCCCGAAAAGCGTAGAAAAGGCAGTTTCTCATTATATTAACCAATTGCAGGATTTAATTTGAAGTGAGTATGGAAGAAATAAAGCAAAAACTTATATCTCTGATAGCTGCCTCACACAGCGGGATGACCGTTACTGATCTTGAAATGTTAAAGCTGCTAAACCTCATTGTCGATCATTTGGAATCCAAAGAAAACCAGGGGAGGAGCAGAAAACTAACTGAATAAATGGACTTCACAATACTAAAAACACTCCGCAAGGGGCAGGGGCGAAAGCTAAAAGACATCGCGCCAAAGGCCGGCATAACTAAGGCGTATCTGTCGCTGATCGAGCGGAATAAGAGAGCCCCGACCGTTGCGGTTCTGGAATTGATTTGCCAAGAATTGGGGTTGGAACTGAAGCTAATATCGAAACAATGAAGATAATAGAAAGCAAAAAATTTACACAACTTCAAGAGGTTATGAAAACATTCAAACTTTATCGCTTATATTTTGCTTGGGGCGAACTTGAAAGAAAGCCCTTAAAGCTACCATATTCCCATACAGTTTCTTTAGAACTAAAGACTGACAAAAATACATATATGACTGACTATTTATTGATATCGCCATCTGAATTCAAAAGGGCATATCATCAACTCAAAAAGAAACTTGAAAACCTTTGCGAAAACAATGAAACCCCAACTCTATAAAACAGCAGTTATGCTCGACTGGTTCCCCAAAAGAACGGTGGTGGGCAATTATGTCGTCCAGTACAAGATTACTATTTATCGGAATGTCCTACACGGATTTGAGAGTTATTGTAATTGATTTTAGCGAATGAAAGCAACGGAGCTTAGGATCGGGAATTGGGTTAATTGTTATGCAGTTAGAATCGAAATATCTGCCATAGCCGAGGAATACGTTTACGATAAAACAGAATCAGGATGGTTTAGAATTAATGATCTTAATCCCATTCCTCTCACCGAACAATGGCTGAAGGATTTCGGGTTTGTTTATTCAGAAACAAAAAAGGTATGGATGGGTTCTAAATCCGGATGGTTTTGGTTAGCAGAAAAAGATGGATATTATAAACTATGGTATTATAACAGCTTAATTGGCCGGCCATTCAAATACGTCCACCAGCTCCAAAACCTGTATTTTGCCTTGACAGGGGAGGAGTTGGAAAGAAAAAAAGGGAATAAATGATGAATGCCATAATTGAATTACAAAAAATAGACTGTAACTGCAATAACTGCATATTTATGTACCGCGATATGGCAAGGTATAAATATTGGGAAAATTATCACAAGGGGAACAGTTTGAGGGACTTTGAGAGAAGGAAAGCCAAGGCCATTGAAGATGCCGAAGCCGTTAAGGACGAAAAAACCAGAGTGGGGATGGTGCGGGTAGCCAATAAAATGAGTTTCCAATTTGATAAGAAAGGGTTGCTGATCTATGGACTATGTAGTAAGTTCAATAAGAAGGTTTCATTTATTCCTAATGTATGTCAGCTCGAAACGCAGGAATGTTTTGTAGATAGGAGGGGATAAGAAAACCCGTCTGGTGCGCTTTTGCAAGAGGCGTGACGGGTATTATCTGAGATGTCTGCGAAGGACAATGCAAATATAGTAGATATGATTTAGCTTTAGGTATAATAAATGGTAACTATATACAATTTGGGACAAAAACCATTAATTTTAACAGGAAAAAATAAATATTAACCAAGTCGTGAGTATTGCAATAACCGCCAGTATTATCATGATGATATTATGCGTTGGATTGGCGATAATTTCATTAAACAAAAATGACGAATAGTATACAATCCCTTTATTTGTAATCCGATAAGCATTCGGCCTCTTTTCGTCCCATTCGATCCAACCTTTTACCAAAAAGAAATTTTTTTAATTTGGCAAAAATTCCCATTATAAAAATATTTCTTACTTTTGAGAAAATTTCATCAACACGGAAGATATGGGACTCTTCTTGCGGAAGCGCGATTATTTCACGGAAATACGGGAGGCGGACCTGGACGCCATCCTGAAGCAACTATCCCAGACGACATCATTCACGCCCACAAAGGTACGGGAAGAAAACGAGCAGAACACCCAGGAAGTTGTCGAGGCGATGATACGCCACCGTTTCGATGTGCGCAAGATATTCGAGGACATCCTGACATTCAATCTCGCAGACACCTTTCAGATCAACGATCTGGTCGAGTACTCGGAGCCGGCCTATGTGGCCACGGATACCTACGTTTCAGGGAATCGCGTCAGCTTCTCCCAGACGGTCAGCGGGGTGCTTCTGGATGACATATTCGAAGCCAACCAAACGGTAGCAGCAAACGAATCCCCGTCCACCAACCCTGAAAAATGGAACAAAAAAACAGAGAACTTCTCCCTGTTCTTCGCAAAGCAACCAACCACGGGCAATCTGCCCGACACGGCATTCGAATTCGCAACAAATAATTTTACCAATAACCACGATTTTATTGACGGATGGGACAAGACCAGGACTATATTTTTGAAGCGGGTCGAGTCGCGAATAAAGATATATTACACTTCAGCGGACCGGGCAAGCGATGTCAATTCGATAGGAATAGCCGACTTTGACCCGTCCGTGCTGGAGGAATTTCACCGCCACGATAGCGGACACGGGCACCACGGGCATATCCACCGGCAGGATCATCTGGCAGGGCATCACGGCCCGGATTTCGATCCCGCAATAAAGATATTCCCGACCAATATTCCCATCATTTCAGGGACTGACACGGAAAACTCGCTGAGCGGGGAACTGAGCGTCATCGGGTTCATCCCGAAGGACACGACCTGGAGCGTTGTGCCGTCCAACTTCTTCACTAAGGGCGACAACCGGAGCAGGTTGATAAAGACTATTCTGGTGAATCTTGCTATATTTGAGCTTCACAAGCTTATCAACCCCCGCAACATACCGGATCTGAGAGGCGAGGCCAAAGATGACGCTATGGACCTGCTGAAGAAAATCGAAGAGGGGAAAATCACGCCCGACTTACCCATATTCTTTGACGAGGAAAAGGGGCAAAATATAACGTTTAATTCTAATTTTAAATTGAGGCATCAGTATTAGAAAAATGAGTACAGACGGGATACAGGAAGTTGCTACGCAAGAAGCTAAAGTAGGCGAAAAGGCACCCAAAAAAGCACCATTCAGAGACGACATCGAATGGTTGTCAGAGACCCTGAATATTGACGTGATGTACCGCGTCAGAGGTAGGCCGGGATTATATATGCCAATAACCAAGCCCAACAAGTCGGGACTAATTAGAATGATTCGATTTATGTCTGATGAGGGTTGTTGGGTTTACAATAGAGTTCTTGAGGGATTAAAGGGTGCGGTAATTTACGAAATGGGTGGAGACACAATTACCTTGTCAGAAGCATTTGACAATTTACAAAAACATTTCGACAACAAGCCGTCAGGCGAACTTATGATGGGGGTAAAGGAGGATCTGATGAATATCATCTGTCCCGGTTATGACCCGGATCTGTTCAAAGGGTATCACGCAAAAAAGATTATCAACTGGTATAATGAAATTGTTTCAGCGATTAATACAGCGAGTGATCCCAGCTAATGGCTACCTTTAAAATACCATACACCAACATCCGAATCGGATCCGGATCCGGATCCGGCCTCAAAAGCATCCAGAACATCGACAGGAAGCAGCCGGAGCGCACCCGGGTATCCCAGATAATCATCAAACGCCAGCAGATACGCCAAAGGGAGGATGTGGGCGAGTGGCGGAATGCCTTGCGGATAGCCGAAAGCACGACCAATCCCGACCGTACCAAACTCGTCCGTGTTTACAAGGATGTTGATCTGGACGGACATATCACGGGGATTATAAGCTCGATAAAGAATAAGATCAAATCGAAACCGTTTATGATTGTAGACGGCAAAGGCGAGCTGGATGAGGAAAGGACGGCCCTATTTGAAAAGGAATGGTTCTTCAAGTTCATCGACTTCATCGTGGAATCTCCGTTCTGGGGGTATTCATTGGTGCAATTAGGAAATATAAAGGATGACGGGTTTCCCGATATCGAGCTGATACCGCGCGAATATATCATCCCGGAACTGGAAGTTGTCAAAAGGGATCTGTTCATAGGCCACGGAGGGGCTGACCTCAAAAACGCCTTTTTCTACAATGAGCCGCCCCTAAAGGATTGGCTGATATTTATAGGGGAAAAAAATGATATGGGATTGTTCAATAAGGCCGCACCCCATGCATTGAGCAAAAAGAACCTATTTGCCGAAATGTGGGAATATGCGGAACTATTCGGGATGCCCATCAGGAAGGGGCATACGGACATCCGCGACCCGGAAAAAAGGAAGCAGATGGAGTTGATGATAGAGAATATGGGTAGCGCGGCCTGGGGGGTATTCGACACGGATGACGTCATTGATTTTATAGAGGCAAAAGAGGGTGATCCGACCAAGACATTCATACAACCGATCAAGCTCTCAAACGAAGAGATATCTAAGGGTTTTGCGGGTCAGGTGGCCACATTTGATGAAAAGTCATTCGTGGGCAGCGCGGAAGTCCAGGAAAGGATGTTCAACGAGTTCATCATTTCGTTTATGCGGAATGCGAGATTCATCATAAACAATCAGCTTTTTCCCCGTATGGTGCGGCACAGGATGATACCGTTCGGATTTTCTTTTAAGTGGAAGGCGGAAGAAATATTGTCAATTATCGACAAATCCAAGATCATCACGGATCTGACGAGGGTGGGTTACGGGTTCACCTCCGAAACGGTCACGGAAGAAACGGGGTTAAAGGTCGAGGACTTCACTAAGCCAGCGGAACCGGGGCCGGGATCCCCGCAAGCAGTGAGTACGATAATGAATGATGTTCGAAAACTTTATGAGGATTTCTTATGAGACTGAACGCCACAAAACAGAGCGGGACGGTGCTCATATCGCAAGACAGTTTTGAACACTTGTTGGATTGCCTGGATAAGCAGAAATTTTTACCGTTGCCGTCCAACCAGGCCAAAGATGAAAGAAAAAATATACAATATCCGATTGATGACTTCAATATTCAATGTAGGGAATTGTTAAATGCAAAATAGGAAACGATGTCGAGGAGCATATCAGAAATATTTGATGCCATAATACTTGAGAAAGAAACCTTCGCGAGCCTATCGGGGTTGGAGTCCCCAGTCGTTCCCGACACGGCACAGAATTTACTTACCGAACTGACGACAGCCTCGAAGGTGTCTATTTGGAGGCTGCTGTTCTGGGTTCAAGCGGTAGCGATATTCGTTCACGAAAAGCTATTCGACACTTTCAAGGCGGACGTGGAAACGCGGGCGCTGGAAATAGTCCCTGCAACGGTGCGGTTTTATGTTATTGAAAGTAAGAAGTTTCAACTGGGATTTGCGTTCATATTCGATACTACGCTGGAAAAATTTATTTATGCCGACACTACATCTGCATTAGCTATATCAAAACAGATAGTAAAGCAGGCATCAGCAAGGGACATCAACCAGGTTGTGACTATCAAGATAGCGAAGGATGACGGAAGCGGGGGGCTGGAGAAGCTGGACGCAATAACCGAGAAACCTCCCTTCGAAGGATATCTGAATCAATTCAAGATTGCCGGAACAAAAACCATCGTGATATCGGACGATCCCGACAAGCTGAAGGTGGCATATACCATCGAGTTCGACCCGTTGGTAATGAAGGCCGATGGGACATTGATCGAGGACGGATCCACCCCTGTCCAGGATGCTATTGACGCATATATCGAGGGGTTGCCGTTCGATAGCACGTTCAGGGTTCAGGATTTGACAGACGCCATACAATTGGCACGGGGCGTAGTCAACGCAATTGCCGATGTGGTGGAAGCCCAGTTCGGGGCATTAGATTTTGATGACATATTGGCGGTCACAACAGAGATTTATCTGCCCAACGCGGGCTATCTGATTACCGACCCTTCGCCAATAGTAGTGCTGACACCGGCTGAATACGATGGTTCGCTGACGTTTGGAATAGGAGACCAGGTGAGATTTGAGGGGAAAGTATTTGAGGCCAATCAAGCTGTAGGGACGGGAGAAAGCCCTACAACCAATCCGGAGAAATGGGATACTGTCAGCAATCTGACATTTATTTCTATATAGCGATACAGAATGAAATTCAACACCGACTTCAAAGACGTCATTTTCCAGCTCACTCCTCATTTTCTGAGGAAGGACAACTTTTTGAAGCTGATGTTTGCGGCTATCAAGCCGCTGAAGGATATAAACAACGATGGTACCCCCGTTGAGAGTTTCGGGCAGAAAAACAGTAGTTTGCAGCAATTCATCCTATTCATCACCAATTTTTTGAACTTTGACGCCCGGACCATCTATCTGGAAAAGTTTTTGAATGACATCTACAACAAAGTCACCGAGGAATGGGACATACAGAAAAGCTATCTCATAACCGACCAGATAATCTTTGACGCGCAGATCTATGAGGCTTTAACTGCCAATACAGGCAAGCAACCCGACCTTAATCCGGCAGATTGGGAAACGGCCGGGATTGAGATTATCAACGATAATACGATCAGGGTGCAATATCTTTTCAACAAGGCGGAAGAGGGAACTGATTTCCATATGTTCAATAATTGGGATAGCGCCTTTGATTATAAGATCAATATATTACCTATAACCGGGG